GAATTAAATGCCAGTATTCCCCTAGGAATATTTTCTTGATTGGAGGTTTTGCATATGGAAACAATTAGCGAATTAGAAGCCATCGAAATTTTTGGTGATAATTTACGTGATCTCATGGAAGACGTGAGAATCAATCAAACCGAATTAGCAAAAGAGTCACGATTAACCCAGTGCACGATAAGCAAATATTTGAATAAACAAAGCATGCCGAGTATGAAGGCGATTATGAATTTATGTTATGCATTAAACTGTGACTACAACGATTTATTACCAGATTATTATTTGGTGAGATAAGTTGAAATTTAATGAACGAAAGGCAGGATATTAATATGAATACGTTGGAATGGGCTAAGAACGAGATTGCTATTGCAAGTAAGAGAGAAAGAGGAAATAAACCAGAGAATGAATGGGATTATGGTTGTGCGTGTTATGATAGCGCACTCAAGGCTTTTGAAAGTCTTTTAGGCGATGGTCATGGCGGTACGAGTATTAGTTTTACCAAGAATATTCTTAACCGTTTGATCGACAGAAAACCACTCACTCCTATCGAAGATACAGAGGATATGTGGAACTATGCACATGATAAAAAAGACGGCAGTAAGTGTTATCAGTGTAAAAGAATGAGTAGCTTATTTAAGTATGTTGCCAAGGACGGTTCCGTAAGTTATAGCGACTTAAATAGATGCTACTGCGCAAGTAAAGAGAAATCATCTATAAACTGGTTTAATGGTTTTATATTAAGTATTTATGATGAGATGTATCCAATCACAATGCCTTATATGCCAAATAATAAATCTGACATCATAGTACGCGATGAGCTTTTGACTGATCGAAAAAATGGCGATTATGATACTATTGCCATTTTATACATTAGAAGAGCGAATGGTGAAAAAGTTGAAGTGGACAGATACTTTAAAGAGAATGATGTATCATTTACGGAAATCTCTTTAGAAGAATATAAAGAAAGACAAAAGCTGCACGAAGAACGGATTAGAAAGGAAACTGAAAAATAAATTATTCTAAGAACAGGGCGCTAAATTTACAGGCGCTCTTTCTTTTGGCTTGAAAGGAGTAATGATGAGCGATTTCGATACGAAGCGTGATGGAGTTAGATGTGAGATTATTGAGACTGGTGAGGTATTTAATTCTCTTCAGGCATGTGCAGATAGACTTGGCGTTAGTGCACGTTGGCTTAATAGAGTGAGTCAGGGTAAAGGGTTATATTCTGTACATGGCTATCATATCAAACGGTCCGACATTAAGCCATCGGTAAATCGTGGTGGAAGACCTGGCGTGAAAGTTAGATGCATAGAAACTGGAGAAGTGTATAACTCCATCACGAGTTGTGCAGAAGCCATAGGTGGAACGCCAAGTAGAATACATGATATTATTCATGGTTCTAAATATAGACACACACACCATGGTTTACATTTTGAAATTTACAAAAAATAGCATATGGGAAAAAAACATGTAGAGCGAAAATTACATTCCCTTTAATAGGAGAGAGATAACTTAACCGCCAAAATTGGTAGTTACGTTGTCTCTTTATTTTTGGACTCTTAGATCAGTCCGGTTAGATCAGCCGCCTCATAAGCGGTGTGTCCTCGGTTCAAATCCGAGAGAGTCCATCTCATGAAAGGAGAAAACCATGAGAGAGAACCAATATCAGGCAGGACTGAAGAAGAGATTGAAAAGCATGTTTCCTGGTTGCTTGGTAACCAAACTAGATTCGAGTGATATCCAAGGCATTCCTGATTTGCTTATTTTGTATAAAAACAAATGGGCTATCCTTGAAGTTAAAAAAGATGCAGAAGCACCGCATCGCCCGAACCAAGATTACTATGTAGCCAAATTAAACGAGATGTCTTTTTCGCGCTTCATTTTCCCTGAAAACGAGGAGGAAGTTTTAAATGAACTTTATAAAGCATTCAAATCTTAGCGGACATGCTCCGTTCAGCCCGTCTCAACCAGCGTGGCTGAGATACGATGACGACAAAGCAATTAAATATTTGATTGCCAAGAAAGCATCCGAAAGAGGAACCAGACTTCATGCATGGGCTAAAGAAACAATTGATATGAAAATTAAACAGCCTCGGTCCAAGAAGACTTTGTATTCATATGTAAATGATGCAATTGGTTTTCGAATGGATACTGAAGTTGTTTTATATTATTCTCCAAACTTTTGGGGAACTGCAGATTCTATCTGTTTCAGAGATAATGTTCTGAGAATCCATGATTTGAAAACCGGTACAGGACCAGTTCATGAGGAACAGGTTCTTGTATATGCAGCATTGTTCTGTCTTGAATATAAGATTCGCCCAGGCGATATTGAGATGGAATTGCGAATCTATCAAAATGATGACATTGATGTTCTTAAACCAACAGCATCCGACATTGTTCCAATCATGGATATAATTATTCATTTAGATAAACTTATTAATCAAGCAGTTGAGGAGGGTTAACCATGAATCCAGTAGCAGAAGAAATTGAGTCGTATATCGGGTCATCCTCAATGTCTGGTAAAGATTTCCTTGAACATTATGGGATACGCCGTCGTTCAGGTCGATATCCTTGGGGTTCTGGAAAAGACCCTTATCAAAGTGGTAGAGACTTTCTTGGTCGAGTTGAGGAAATGCGTAAATCAGGTTTCACATACACAGATGAAAATGGAAAGAAATGGACCGGAGATCCAGCTATTGCAAAATCACTTGGATATTCTACAACAGATTTCAGAACCGTTTATGCGATTGCGAAAGATGAACGTAGATCAGACATGGTTGCTACAGCTCGACGTCTGAAAGAAAAAGAAGGAATGAATAATTCTGAGATAGGAAGAAAGATGGGAATTAATGAATCTTCCGTAAGATCATTACTCGATCCTAATTCCGAATCAAAGATGAAGCAGGCTAGAGAAACTGCAGAGTTTCTTAAAAAACAGGTTGATAAAAAGAAAATGGTCGACGTCGGCGCAGGTGTTGAGCGGGATCTCAACATCTCGAAAGAGAAACTCGATCAGGCGTTATTCATGCTTCAGGCTGAAGGTGGATATGAGGTTTACGGTAACCGTTTTCCGCAGGCAACTAATAGAAATCAGATGACTACTCAACGAGTACTGTGTGTTCCGGGAACGACGCATAGTGATATCTATAATTTCGATAAAATTCAGACTGTAAAGGATTACATATCAAGAGATGATGGACAGACCTTCGAAAAGAAATTCCATTATCCGGAAAGCCTTGATTCTAAGCGTCTTGCTATTCGGTATAAAGAAGACGGCGGTATAGATAAGGATGGTCTCGTTGAACTTCGGCGCAATGTTCCAGATTTGTCACTTGGCGAATCCAGGTATTCACAGGTTCGTATCATGGTTGATGGAAAGAAATACATCAAAGGTATGGCCGTTTACAAGGACGATAGCAACTTCCCGCCAGGAGTTGACGTCATCTTTAATACCAATAAATCCAAGTCTGTTCCAAAGCTGGAAGTTCTTAAAGATATTAAGAAAGATCCAGATAATCCATTCGGTTCTTTGATTAAAGATGCCGACCAAGGTGGACAGTATTGGTATACAGATAAAAAGGGCAATAGGAAACTTGGTCTGATAAATAAGCGTTCAGATGAAGGAGATTGGGGAGATTGGAAAGATGCTTTGCCATCGCAGTTCTTGTCTAAACAGTCGAAGGCTATGGCCGAGAAACAGCTCGGTATTGCCAAAGCAGATAAGCAGGCAGAGTTTGATTCGATCATGGCGCTTACCAATCCAACTGTAAAGAAATATTATCTGCATAAATTCGCAGAAGATTGTGATTCAGCAGCCGTACATCTCAAAGGTGCTTCCTTACCGGGACAGAAGTATCATGTAATTCTTCCGGTTACATCTATGAGTGAAAAAGAAGTATACGCTCCTGGTTATCCAGACGGCAGTAAGCTTGCACTCATTCGTTACCCGCATGGAGGAACATTTGAAATTCCGATATGTACTGTAAATAACAAGAATAAAGAAGCAATTAGTATGATTGGTAAAACTTCACAAGATGCCATTGGTATCAATAGTAAAGTTGCCGATCGTTTGTCAGGAGCCGATTTCGACGGCGATACGGTAATGTGTATACCAACTCACGATAGAGGTGGAAAAGTTAAGATTACTTCTACTCATCCATTAAAAAGTCTTGAGGGATTCGATCCTAAGATGTCTTATGGTGGTGAAAAGAAAGTGGATGCCGACGGAAAAGAACATTGGTATCGCAATGGTTCTGAATACAAACTGATGAAGAAGACTGATACTGAGATGGGTAAGATTTCCAATCTCATCACAGACATGACTCTTCTTGGTGCAAGTGAAGATAAACTTGCCCGAGCTGTAAGACATTCGATGGTAGTTATTGACGCCGAGAAGCATCATCTCGATTACAAACAGAGTGAGAAAGATAATAACATCGCCGCACTGAAAGTAGAATATCAGGGCAAGAGTACTGGTGGTGCATCAACTATCATATCGAGAGCTAAAGGCGAAGTAAAGGTTGATAAGCGACAAGGTACACCTAAGTATAACATAAAGGGGAAAGAATGGTATGATCCTTCTCGTCCAGAAGGTGCTCTTATCTATAAGAAAGCAGACGATGCTACTTATACCACGAACAAGCTCAATAAGAAGACTGGCGAAATGGAAGAAGTAACAGTTGTCCGCAAAACCAACAGCACAAAGATGGCAGAGACCGATGATGCTTATACACTGGTATCCCAGTACCGTCATCCCATGGAGGGGGTATACGCAGATTATGCCAACAGCATGAAGCATTTGGCTAATCAGGCACGTATTGAAGAGACCAAAGCTGGTAAGATAGCTTACAACAAAGAGGCTAAACGAAAGTATCAGACAGAAGTTGATAGCCTTACAAAGAAGCTTGACATAGCTCAGTCCAATGTAGTGAAAGAACGTGCTGCTCAGAGAATGACATATGCTGCAGTTCAGAAGAAACAGAATGCTGCCAAAGAAGCGGGCGAAGTCATGAAAGCTAAGGATGTTAAGAAAGCATCCCAGCAGACACTCACCCGGTATAGAGAAGAAGTGGGGTCTGTTTCAAGAAGAGATAGAAACATTGTAATAACTGATAATGAATGGAAAGCAATTCAAGCTGGCGCAATTTCAGAAAACATTCTTAATAAGATTCTTAACAATTGTGATCCAGATTCTTTGAGACAAAAAGCAATGCCAAAAGAATCGAAAGAATTGAATGAAGCTAAACAGTTGCGTATTAAAGCAATGTCTGCTTCTTATACAATTTCACAAATTGCTGATAAACTTGGCATTTC